AACGGTTACCATACGGAGAGTAAAGTCGGTTGAATCCAGACCCCACTCCATAACCAGGTTCTGGCGCATAGCCAAATAGGTACGTCCCAGTGTGCAGACGGCATAAGTCCCGGAGGTAATCAGGTTATTTGGAACAATTTTCACACCGGACACCATCAACCCATTGGCCGAAATGAACTGCGGAACGACATAGATACCCTGTGAAGTCTTGGTCATTTCCATCATCGCGTAATCGTCCGTATTGACCAGCACCAGATCGGGCCAGTAATTATTACCCCGTGCCTGGTTGATAGCAGCGCGAAGTACATCGAAGTAGTTCGCATCGACAACAGCGGCGGCATACGGCTTAGTTCCAACAGCAAAAGCGGTTGCACCCGATAGAATCGCGGTGAGAATAGCGGTATCAAAAGCGGTAAGAACATCCATCGGAATTTCAGCATCCAACTGTCCAGCCACAAAATCGTTATCATCGAGCGCATTCTGGTGAATCTTAGCATAAGCTCCGTAATCCACGACAGCGGCACTTGCACCGGCCCAGGTATAATCAACCTGTGGGAGCGCGTTACCAGGTGTAACGGCAGCGGCTCCGATATTACGTGCGGTCCGATTAATATAATATACCGTGTTAGAGGTAGTTGCAATAGTCGGTATCAACTGCGACAAAAACGGAATCTCATCCGGTGCCTTTGATAACCCAGGTATCCAGGTCGGCTTCGGCAGTCCGCCGGAGAAGTTCAGCGCATTGGTCATGTTAGCAACGGCAATCTTCAGGTTTAAATTTAAGGGGACTTCGACCGTGAATCCAATCTTGGAATTAAAAAGTTCCTTGGTTTTAGCAACCACATCGGCATCCCGAATAACATCCCGGAATGATTTGGTAACCTGGTCATGGGTCTGGCGGGTTTTAATGTCCGTTGAGATAACATCCATTTGGCTCTGCATAGCCTTAATATGCGGGCTATCAGCTCCGAGTTCATTCAGTAGTTTGGCCTGCAATTCCGTGGCGGCCTTCTGGTCGTCGAGTTTCGCGGCCTCAAACATCGCTTTCATGCTATCGGCATTTTTTTTGCCGAGTTCAGCAGCCAAAGCGGTTAATTCTTTTTCTTCCATTTTATTCAAAATTGAAATGTTTAATAATATTTAATCCGAGATCGTAGGCTTTGAGAAATGAGATCGGATCAAAAGGTTCCTGCATCGTGACGGGTTCCGCCGGCTCTGCTTCGATTGATTTAATCGCATCACTTAAAAGTTGTATCTCGATCTGCAATAGATTCATTGTTTTTTCACAGAAATGATTATCCGTTATTGCCTTGTTGATCTTGTCCAGGCGCAAGGCGATCTCATCCAACTGTTCTGTTTTGTTTTCTGACTTTATGCCAACCACACGGGTAAGCGGGTTCGCGCCCCAGGGAACGGTCGATATTTCCCACAACTTTAATTCCTTCAATATGTTGACTGTGACGCCCTTAGTGACTTCCTGCTCGCTATCGATGGTTTTGTAACCAATCGAATGCTCGTTATAGATACCGTGCTTATACAGTTTATAGGTATCTGTTCCCAGCGTGGTATCAGGCACAGGCACAATAGCCAGTAGTCCGAAGTCGTCTTCTTTCAGGGATTCGGGTTTGCCCACGATTCGATCAGTGTCATGATGCAGAAGGTGTAATATCTGATTCGTGCCCCCAGGACCACGTTCTTTAATCGTGCGTTTGAATGCGCCCTTGATTATTTTATCCCCGTCTGAATCGACATTATCAAAGGCACTGGCATACAAGGTTATTGTTCCCACAATTCCATTTTCGCCACTGTCTTTGAGTTCAATTTCGCCGCCTGAAAAATATTTTACCGGCATCGCCTTTATATTAGTTCCGGTAAATATAACTCCGAAGGTTGCCGATTCGCAAATTTTGTAAAAAATAATCCTGCAAAAATTAAATGTGAGGGTAAAAAAAGAACCCCGATCAGATGACCGGGATTCTCCAACCTAAAACCTATGAAACAACAGAAACCAATTTCAATCGACAGGCGAGGCAGTCCATGAGCATCTGCAATTTATACTTTCTTCCGGCGGCAGTGCCGGGTCTCCCGGATATTCACATTCGTAACCACCTACCCGGAACAGTTGATCGGATGGAATATGATCATTATCTATGGCCGCTTGTGCATGGGTTTCCCGTTCACGCCCGTCATTGGTAGCCAACCAGCTTTGAGTATATTCTACTCCAAGCGAATTAACACCTTCTTTTGTTCCGAAGTTGCTGGCCCGGATGGTTTCGGTCTGTGCCACGCGACGTGCCATCCACTTCGACGATTCCCCGTAAATATCCAGATAGTCTTTAACGATCAAATCAGCAATGCTCTCGATTGACATACCTGTCGATATGCCCTGATCAATGTATATTTGAGCTACACGCATCAACTCATCAACAGCCGTACCGTATAGCCGTTCACTGAATTGACTGGTCAGATTCACAAGATTGCCCCGTATATCCCGGACCCAGCGGGACTCTGTCAGGTCGTTCTCTAAATCTTTGCGCTGTTTCGGGAATGATGCCCGGCCCACCCGTGCGAACCGAAGTGCTGTATCTTCCACGATCTGTTTGTACGCATCAATGACCGGCTGAACGTCTGCTTTTTTCAGATCGCTATCCGTGACCACCTGGATGCCAAACCGTTTTACCCGATCCACAAAGTCACGCCCGACCTTGAGATAGGCCGTCCGCATGATCCGATAATTCCGTTCAGTCAGTGGCTTTCTTAGCCGGTTCATCCGTGACCAGGTCATAGCCATGCTTTAATCATTTTTTCATTCGATTTTTCAACCAGAAATTGATAATCCTGTTCACAACTGCGCACATTAGTCAATTCTTTTGCACTCCGAACTTTAACCACCCGGCAGATACCATCCTTAACGCTCCATTCCATTAGCCCGGCATATTCTGGCATCTCATACTGCTTAACTATGCCAACCGGAAGGACAAAGCTAAAGTAGTTCGGTATTCGGTAATCGCTGTATCTTCCATTTTTAAATCTGCAATGTTTGGGTTTTTTCAGGTCATTCAAAAAATCCGCCCTCGTTGTTTTGATCTCAAACTCATGTATTTGCCCATCCAATGTGAAGGCCAGAAAGTCAGACTCCCAATCATAAAATTTTATGTTTGGAAGGAATAGCCGCCAGCCAGACCAAAACAGGTGAGCATAAAGCCCTTTTTGTATCTCACGTTCTGTAATCGCCGGCGCCAATCTTACCGAGTTGTTGATTTGCGAGTGTGTCTGCTCCAAATGGTTGTAAATTTTGTGGATATTGTATCAGATCCATTTCAGGATCGTCAACGGGTTCATAATCGATCTCCCTGCGCTTCTCATTACCCGTCAGCCACCATGCCTGTGATAGCCAGGAAACATTTGTGGCTTTATCTCTTTGTAGTTCAGGCACGCCAGATTTGTCAATCTCCAACGCCAGGTTGCCTTTATACTTGATTACCAGCCAGTTATTCAGTCCGTTGAATAATTCATCCATAAATGGAATGATTGTCCGGTTATAGGGTGATGCGACCGCCTCACGTTGATTGTTAAAAGTGCTTCCGACCGTCGGATCGACCAGGTGCGGGTCCACCCCGAACAGATTGCAGAATACCGTTCGGTTCCAACCGACAGTAGCCAGAATCTGAAGATCAGCCGGCGATAGTCCAAAATTGACGTAATCAAAACCACTTCCGGCGGCGAATATTTTCCCAGCACTGTTCGGACCTGACCGGGAATCTAATTGAGCTTGTACATCTTTTCGCTGTGGTTCCGTTAATCCCTGATCGGTTCCGGTTTTACCAATTTTAAACCCGATCAGCCCATCCCCGCCATTGTTCTGAAATCGCATGGCCTGGCTCTTGATGCCGCTGTTCGATGACGACAGGTTATAGAGTGCCGTTTTTATTGGCGACATACCTTTTTCCTGCACATCATTACCATAATCAAAGTTCGGGGTACGGATATGCAGGATCTCTTCAGCCGGGTAAGCCTGCTGCCAGTTTCCCACGGATACTTTGTAGGTCATGATCCCGTTTATCCGCTTAGGCGTTACAAACTGCGAAGGCAGGATAACCAGTTGTTTGGTTTTACCGATGTTCATACCTATTTCCAGTAGCGGCCCCCAGATATACAGATTACCCGTCAACAGGTAGTACCCAATGGCCTGACCGATCCAGTGCCGGTAAGTCATGCCCGGCATCGGCTGTTTGAGTAGATCCAGCAGATCATGTTTCAACATTTCTACTTTGTCCTTGCCTGACAAATCGTATAGGATCGGCTTGATATTAGCCGCATTGCCCGTCAATAGGTTGATCACGCTGAACAGATCTGCATTGGCCTCGTACCCGGCCTTAATGTAGGTTTGATCTGATTCCTGGAGTTGGATGTAAGGTATCCTGGCGTCGTTTTGCAGGGGTATGTAATTGGGTGATTTAGTACGGCGGGAGATTTCAACTGAAAATTTCATATCTGTACTTTTTGTTTCAAAATTAACCCATTTACATACCGATTAGCAAATATAAGTAATTTTATCGATCTCTGATTTTTATAAAGTGCTAAAGATTTTATGTATCCATTTCGGGATCTTATCAGGTTTTATTTTGTCGTAATTTTTTTCAGATGTAATAATATTAGCTCTTGTTTCACCATAATTGTCTGCGTGAATATAAAGACCGTATTCGTCTTTTTTACACATTTCTTCGATGGTTAGTATGATTTTCATATCATTGATTTTTTAGTTATACAAAGGTAATTATTTTATCCAAACCAGAACGATTTTTCTTCAATCGACATAAGTTCCAGCAATGCGTAAACACAAGCATCTAAATTATTAGGCGACTTTTGCCCAGGTTCGCCCGTGTAATGCAACATCTGATCCTCTAAATCAGGAAAATAACCAACATGATGAACTTTTCCTAATTCGTATAATCCTGATACTGGCTCTGCCCTCAATCGCTTACCCTTCATGGCATGGATCATGTGTACTTTTATTTCATCATCAACATTGTGAACAGTGGATTCAACCATTTCGCCGCCCTGATTGACTTCTGCGACCATGCAATCAGCCACATTGCCATAAAATAAAGAAACCGCCATCGAAGCCCAAGCGTTGGGTGTATATCTATCCGTACAGTCTTTAAGTACGTAATAATGCCCGGTCGATGATTTACCCACTACGACTATTCCGGTCGGGTCCGAATCCGGCCCGTGTGTTGTTGCCGGGTCTATGGCAACAACTACCCGGATTAAATCAGAAGGCATTTCAATTTCCCGATGTTTATCCAATTCTTCCTGCTTCCATAAGGCCCCGACAATCTCATCCGCATATTCACCTTTCAAAAACCTTTTCCTTGCTCGTTCCGGCAGACTTTGCAAGGTAGCCAGAAAATTATCATCCAGATTTATAAGGTTGTCATCCGGGTTCATGAGCATCGTTACCCAGTTATCCGGATCCAGCATGGGGACATTGTTTTCGGGGTTCCAATGTTCAATAAAGACCTTGTATGTCCAGTGTGATTTCGATGGCGGGTTCTGGTCAAGATAGAGTTTATTCTTTAGGTTGGTTTTTGCAGCCAACCGGGTTAAAACAAGGGTAACGAGATTAAATTCAAGCATGGAACATTCGTTCATGAAAATAGTTGACCATTCAGTACCCAGGATTTTTTCTATCCGTTCTTTTTGGTCAAACCCGAATATCCAGATTTGTGATTTATTCGGTAATTCGTAGAACCATTCCTGTTTATTGAGCATAACGATCAATTCAGGAAAACACACCTTTAACATTTTAGGTATAGTCTGATAGACCAGTGCCGCCACCGCATGATTAAACCGGAGTCGACCCATGCAATGAAGCGAGCCGGATTCTTTTAACGCCCGGACCCAAATAGCATAACAAATGATAAATGTCTTACCAGATCGACTCCCACCGGACAATAGAATGCGGTTTGCCGGTGAACCGAGAAGTTTGACCGCATCGACTTGGGTTGGTGTTTTGGTCCAGTTCATAGGTTTGCATCGTCTTTGTCGATCATGATCTGGATGGGTTGGGTATTTTTGAGGTTGACATTCTCGGCGATCTTACCCCAAACCTGTTGATAAACAAAGTCAGCGGCCTTCGTGTCTTTATCATCGACAGCCTTTTCAACTTGTGCCTTTGCTATCTTTACTAAATCTTCCGTTGAGATTGACCGCATCATAATAGACTCCCTGGAGCAAAACTTTTTACCCGTTGGGTTTCCTATATCGCCCTTTTTAAACGATTTTAAACCTGATGTATTTGGGTGTTTATTTGCCATTATTTCACATCTGTTATCACATCAGTGAATCTGTATTATCTGTTTTCCCGTCAACCTTCTTAGTGCATCTATCTGTAAACCAACCACCCTGGCCCAGCCGGTAAAAAAATCATCGTCCTGGGTTTTGTTAGTTTGGTAACCATCGCAGTATTGCG